CAACAATAAACACCCACCCGCAGTGGAGTGGTTGGCAGAACAAATGGAAATTTTACATTATGATTATTGGGCTGAACATATATCAAAAGATGAAAAAAATCAAAGGTTAAAGCAATTAAAAGAACAAGCCAAAGAAATGGAAGTTGCGGGAAGGGAAATGAGTTACGATGAAGGTTATGCCGAAGGTTACAAACGAGCATTGGAATTGATTGAATGGAAAATACAACAAGTAAAAACGAAATGAACAAATACGACACCATGAAAACCGCATTAGAACAATTCATCGAATGGTTGGAACAAAACCACCCAACGGCCGTGCCACCACCAGAAACCAAAGAACATTTTTTTATGAAAGAAAAGATTGACCAACAAATGGCGTACAACGCGGGATTCACCAAAGCCAAAACAATTTATTTGGATGGAGAATGAAGCACCTGGAAAGCCGTTTACAAATCAATTGCGTTAAGTGGTTTCGGTTGGCACATCGCCAATATGCAAACCATTTGATTCATGTTCCTAACGGAGGATCACGGGATTTGCGAACGGCCCAAAGGTTAAAAGCCGAAGGAGTATTGCCAGGGGTGGCCGACCTTGTGTTATTTATCCCCACACAAACACACCACGGGTTATTTATTGAACTTAAAATCAAACCAAACAAACAATCAGCACACCAAAAAGAATGGGAAAAATTGGTTACCGCGATGAATTACGCCTATGTGGTGGTATATTCGTTTGAGGATTTCAAATTACAAATCGAAGCATACATTGGTAACACTTGAAGCCATAGCCAAACGCCACATTGAATGGATCAAGATTGCCAAATACATTGGTGCATCAAACGATGAAGCGGATGACATGGTACAATCAATGTATTTGAAGTTGGCGGAAATCCAATTGGCGGAGGGAAATTTTGTGAGGTTGACCAATTACAACGGAACCATCAATACCATTTATTTGTTCAAGATGTTACACAATGCGTTTATGGACATCAAACGGGCATCAAATAAGACAATACCACACCAAGACCAATTTAACCCCGTAGAAAGCCCCGAAATGGCTGAAATGGCACATTTGGAATTGATGGGGGAGGTAAAAAAGGCAATTGATGAACTGCGGGATTACGACCAAATGTTATTGGAGTTACATTTTGTGTACGGACATAGCATGAGGGACATTGAAAAACGCACGGGGATACCAACACATTCAGTTTTTAACTCAATAAAAAACGCCAAACAACACATCAAACAACGAACACAAACAAAATACAAAATATATGCAGAAGAAAAGCGACACACGGAAACAATTTACCGAATCACGACCATCCATCGGGTTGGGGGATACGATCCAGAAGGTAACGAAAGCAACGGGGATTGAAGCCCTTGTAAAATTCATCGGCGGTGAAGATTGCGGATGTACGGAACGAAAGGAAAAATTGAACAAGATATTCCCGTATCGGAAACCATTGTGCATGACGGAAGGGGAATACGAATGGTTTACACATTTTAAGAGTGTGAACAACACGACATTGGCCCCAATGGAAGCGGATAAAATCGCGGTGATGTGGTCAAGGATATTCCAAAGCAAACGGATACAAAAACCATGCAGTTGCAACCCCAAGGCATGGCAAACCATGATAAACGAGTTAACCCAGGTTTATGAAACTTACGAGAAACCTTTGTGATTGTTGCGATAACAATAAAGAATCAACCAAAGAATTAATCAACGAAACGGGGCCAATGATTGAACCCAACCAAATTTACATGTGTACAAAATGCAGAATACAATTTCAAGACCGAGCAAAATGGGGGCCATGGCTGACCGCAGTAAAACAACTGCAAAGCAATACGCTGTGATGATTTTACGCGATGATTACCATTACACATTCCGAGCAATTGGCGAACGGATGGGGGTATCGGAATCGGTGGCGTTTAGGTTATACGAAAAGGGAATCAACAATGAAAAAACATACAAAAATTTATTTGAATTATTTTGGGTATGACACATCCGATTTTATCCCGTGCGAAGTGTGTGGAAGCCAGGCGGTTGACATCCACCACATTGAATGCCGTGGCATGGGTGGAAGCAAGGAAGCCGATAAAATTGAAAACCTACAAGCCCTTTGCAGAAAATGCCACATCCAATTTGGGGATCAAAAACAACACAAAGATTTTTTAATTATCACACACCAAATAAAAATGAACAAATGATACAAATCGTTAAAACAAAAGACATTATCGCCAATGAGAATAATCCCAGGGTGATAAAAGATGACAAATTCCGTAAATTGGTACAATCAATTAAGGACTTCCCACAAATGTTGAACCTCCGCCCAATAGTCGTGAATGATGAAATGGTAGTTCTTGGAGGTAATATGCGGTTACGAGCCGTGCAAGAAGTTGGGTTGAAGGAAGTAGCCATTATTAAGGCATCCGACCTAACCGAAGAACAACAAAAAGAGTTCATCATTAAGGACAATGTTGGCTTCGGAGAATGGGATTGGGATGTGTTGGCTAATGAATGGGAACCAGAATTGTTGAGTGAATGGGGGTTGGATGTTTGGCAACCATCGGATGTAAGTTTGGATGATTTTTTTAGTGAAGATAATTCAAAAAATGAAGACGATAAACCAAGTGCGAACACAATAACTTTGGAATACACCGAGGATGATTACAATAAAGTAATTGAAGCGTTTAATAAATTGGGCGGTAGCAAAGAAAAAATTGTTTTTGATTTACTAATAAAATAAAATGCAAATATATTTAGCAGGTAGCGGATGGGATAAAATTTGTTGGGGCAATTTTGATTTTTACAATTTTTATAGGTTGGAAAGTTTTTATTACTTAAAAGACGAAAGACATAATATACATAAATATAAATCGTTTTTACTTGATAGTGGTGCATTTACTTTTATGACATCGATGAAAGATAAAAATATCAATTGGGATGAGTATGTACTGTCATACGCGAATTTTATAAAACAATATAAAATTAAAAACTATTTTGAATTAGACATTGACGCATTGGTGGGTATTAAAGAAGTGGAACGCCTAAGAAAATTATTGGAAGAAACATCGGGAGTAAAATGCATCCCAGTATGGCACAAGTCGAGAGGGTTAAATTATTGGGAAAAAATGTGTAAAGAATATGACTACATAGCAATTGGGGGTTTAGTGACACAAGAAATCAAAAGAACAGAATACGATGTGTTCTACCCATTATTGAAAATTGCAAAAGACAATAATACAAAAGTGCATGGGTTGGGGTTTACAAATTTGAAAGGATTAGAAAAATATAAATTTGATTCTGTGGATTCGACAAGTTGGTTATCTGGGAATAGATTTGGGGCTGTGTATTGGTTTAACGGGAAAACCATGCAAAAGCAAAATAAACAACCAGGTCAACGGGTCAAGACAATAATGACAGCCATTAACAATTTTAATGAATGGATAAAATTCTCACAATACGCAGAAAATAACCTATAAAATGAAAAAGACAATTATATTATTAAGTGGTGGCCAAGATTCAACCACATGTTTATATTGGGCAAAACAAAACTTTAGCGAAGTGTTTGCGATTGGTTTTGATTATGGACAAATGCATGTTAAAGAGTTAGAACAAGCAAAAAAAATCGCAAAAGATGCAGGTGTTAATTATAAAATTTTTGACATTAAAGGATTATTAGCACCAAGTAGTTTGACAGAAAATACAAGTCATAACGAAAAAAGTAAAATAAACTCAAATCTACCAGCGTCTTTTACAGCAGGGAGAAATTTGTTATTTTTAACAATTGCAAGTTCTTATGGGGCAAGTATGGGTATATCGGATATTATTACGGGAGTGTGTCAAACGGATTACTCTGGATATCCTGATTGTAGAAGAAATACAATGGATGCAATGCAATTGACATTAAGTTTAGGGATTGGAATTGGCGATGTAAGAATACACACGCCATTAATGTATTTAGATAAAGCCGAAACATGGAAATTGGCAAAAGAATTAAACTGTTTTGACATAATTATAAACGATACATTAACCGATTACAATGGTAATTTAACAAAGAACGAATGGGGTTATGGAGTAAATGATAACCCTGCAACAGAATTAAGAGTGAAAGGTTTTTATGAAGCAAAACAAAAAGGTTGGATATGAAAATACAAAAAAAATATCATTTTTATGCTGCACACCGCAATAAATTAGCGGGAGAAAAGTGCGGAAGGATTCACGGGCATACATACGATGTTGTGTGTGATTTCAAATTTAGCGAAATCAAAGACGGGGTAACAATGTTATTTTCTGACATTGATGCAAAGGTCGAACCGATTATTAAGTCATACGACCATTATTTTATATTGCATGACCAAGATCCCTTATGTATGGTATTGGATGCAGTTAATGAAGTATACATTAAACTTCCATTTGAAACCAGTGCTGAGCACATGGCAATATGGTTATTTAACCGAATTAAAAACGAAGGCGGGATGCCAATTGTAAAAATTCAAATAGGTGAAACAAAAACAAGCATAGTTATTTATGAACCATAAAACATTACCAATCGCGGAAGTATTCTATTCAATCCAAGGAGAGGGAATCACCACGGGTTATCCATCTGTCTTTGTTCGTTTATCGGGATGCAATTTAATGTGTGGAGGAAACGGCACACAATTCGATGGTGAGTTGCACGATGGGGCAACATGGCGCTGCGATACCATTGAAGTATGGATGCAAGGCAAAATGAAGCCGTTTAACGAAGTATTAGACAATGAGTGTACGCAAGCCATTGCCAATGGCGCAAATTTAATTTTAACAGGCGGAGAACCATTAATGAACCAAAGTAAATTGGTAGAGTTTATTCAATATGTCCGTGGTGTACTTAACAAAGATTGTTTTGTAGAAGTTGAAACCAATGGTACAATTGAGCCAATTGAAAGAATGAAACAATTGGTTAACCAATGGAACTGTTCACCTAAATTGCAAAACTCGGGTAACGACAAACCAATACGATACAAGCCCGATGTGTTGGAAGTGTTTAACCAACTACCAACTCAATTCAAATTTGTATTATCGTCATGGGAAGATTACGATGAAATTCAAGCCAATTATTCATTTATTGATCCAAAGAAAATTTGGTTAATGCCATCGGGAGAACACCAAGAGTTATTAAACATCACTAAGCCAATTGTGGCTGAAATTGCCAAGAAACAGTATCACAAATTTACAAACAGACTACACATTGAAATATGGAACAAAAAAACGGGAGTATAACTTGGGGCGACATTAAGGCCCGAGTTGAGAAATTAGACAAAACCAAAAAGTATTATGGAGTACCAAGAGGGGGGCAATACATTGCCGCGTTATTAAACCCAGTTGATACACCAGAGGAAGCCGATTACATTATCGATGATTTGGTAGATTCGGGAGCGACGAAAGATAAGTGGTTGACCATGTACCCCGACAAACCATTTATTGCTTTATTCGAAAAAAGTGAGTTTAATTGCTGGTTAGAATTTCCGTGGGAAAAGAAAGGGGAAATTGAAATTGAGGAAAATGTATTACGCATATTGGAATACTTTGACGATCCGACAAGGGAGGGATTAAGAGAAACCCCAAAAAGGTACATTAAGTTTTTGAAAGAATTTTTATCTCCACCCGATTTCAACTTTACAACCTTTGATGCAGAGGGAACGGACGAAATGATTATTCAAAAGAACATTCCATTTCACTCACTATGCGAACACCACCTCGCACCGTTCTATGGAGTAGCACATTTGGCTTACATCCCCAATGGAAAAATTGTAGGGTTGTCTAAGTTAGCCAGGTGCGTTGATATGTATTCAAGGAACTTCCAAAACCAAGAACGCATCACAACACAAATTGCGGAGAAACTTATGAAGGAATTGGATGCCAAAGGAGTTGCAGTTGTATTGGAAGCACAACACATGTGTATGAGTATGCGTGGGGTAAGAAAACAAAATGTACCCACCATCACATCAAAGATGGTAGGAGTTTTCAAAGAGGATTTGAATTGCAGACAAGAATTTTTAAGATTTATTGAAAAATAATTTGGTATTGCAAATATAAAATGTATCTTTGTACTATGAATATGACAAACACAATCACAATCAGTGGCGTTGAAGGATCAATTGCCTACTGCGAAGCAAAAGGATTTTCAAAGATTTTCATGGCATACGCCAACGAGTGTCAACATGAAGACATTATGGAAATTGGATTTAATCCCAATTCTGGCTATGTTTACATAGCCCTTGAAAATGGAATCTCAATTTGTTCTTGCATGGGGCATCAAGTTGACTTTTTGGTCACAAATTTTTACAATGGCGAAGAAACATTTTACGACACTTACAAAGAAGCATTAGAATTTGCAACATGAAAGCGTGGAGGAAGATTGAACGAACATTACCACAAGAAGAAACCCCCGTATTGGTTAAGACCGTGCGGGGTTTTCCCTATGTGGCGGTTTACTACGATGAACAATGGCATTGTTATCACACGGATCAAAGATTACATGTGGTTTACTGGATGCCAATACCCCTAACCCCCGATGAATAATGGCCTATAAAACAAACGAATTGGAACGGCTATCATTGGAAGCCATAGAAAAATACAAGTTGTTTTTTATTGAGGATGTAGTCGCTTATTTGCCGTGCGATAAAAGCACATTTTACGCCCATAAACTCCACGAATCCAACGCAATAAAAGAGGCATTGTTAACTGTGAAGACCAACATCAAAGTATCTATGCGATCCAAATGGTATTTGAGTGAGCAACCCACATTACAATTGGCGTTAATGAAATTGATAAGTAGCGAAGAAGAACTCCGCAAACTATCTATGAGCCACAATGTATTGGAGGAAAAAGAGAAACCAATTTTCAATGGTATTGATATAGATGTTGCAGAAAACAACGGCCCAGGTCAAGATTAGTCGGTTACGCAAACGGGTTAGAATTGTAAGGGGTGGAACAAGTAGTTCAAAAACCTTTTCAATTATCCCCTTGCTAATTGATTACGCGGTTAAAAACCCAAAGGTAGAAATCAGCATCGTATCGGAAACCATCCCCCACCTCCGAAGGGGTGCCATCCGTGACTTCCTCAAAATCATGGAAATGGTTGGGATGTTTGACCCGTTAAAATGGAACAAATCATCATGGACTTATAAGTTTAGCAACGAAAGTTACATTGAATTCTTTTCAGCGGATCAACCACAAAAGTTGAGGGGTGCAAGGCGTGATGTTCTTTTTGTTAACGAGTGCAACAACATAGATTGGGAATCATACTATCAAATGGCAATCCGTACCCGTAAATTCATTTATTTGGATTACAACCCCGTGGCGGAATTTTGGGTGGATAGTGAATTGGTAAACGATGCGGATGCGGAAATGATTGTACTAACCTACAAAGACAATGAAGCGTTGGACAAATCAATCGTTAACGAAATTGAAAAGGCACGGGATAGGGCAGAAACATCAAACTATTGGGCTAATTGGTGGCGGGTGTATGGGCTTGGTGAGATTGGAAACTTACAAGGAGTTATATTCAGCAACTGGCAAACCATCGATAAAATACCAGAGGATGCAAGATTGGTTGGTTGTGGTGTGGATTTCGGTTACACAAACGACCCCACGGCGATTGTTGCCGTTTATGAATACAATGGTCAACGAATCGTTGATGAGGTCGCATATCGCACGGGAATGCTCAATTCGGACATTGCAAGGGCATTACCCACCCATGTTCCCGTTTATGCGGATAGTGCCGAACCAAAATCAATTGATGAGATACGGAGGTATGGAATAAGAATCAAGGGCGTAACCAAGGGCAAAGATTCAATTAACTACGGAATTCAAATCATGCAATCCCAATCTTATTTGGTTACATCCACATCAACAAACCTAATTAAAGAATTACGGAATTATTGTTGGGATAGTGATGCCCAGGGGCGAACGATGAACACACCAATTGGAACGGATCACGGGATTGATTCATGGCGTTATCATGAGATGATGGCACTTGGAATCAAATCCAATTACGGAAACTACGATATTCGTTAATTGTTTATTTCGTGTGGATTTTGTATATTTGCGTTTGATATGACAAGCCATTACCAAGAAATACACAACTTAAAACAAGAAA